TTTATATCTTACAATATATAATAATACCCATACCACCACCAAAGGTTAAATATTCTTATATACTAATGTTTCTTAATCTATTTGAAAGATTGGTCGCCCTCACCAATTTCTCAGTTCCACATTGCCATGGCTTCATCATCGAAATTGTAGGTCCATGTCTTTCTTACACATCAACAACCACTAAGCCTCCAGGCCCGACATCACTGTCAGACGATATAGTCTGGAGCCCCACTTTCCTTTTCTCTGTAGAAGAGTCCATTAAATGAACCCTGTCTCTCATACCGTCAACATCGCCAACGGCGGAGTCACTGGTAACACTCTCATAGTCCTCGATGGCTATGATTGAAGAGCAACCGCGTGGCTTAGCCGTGCGACAGACGTCAATAACCGCTCCTAAGATCCTGGTTCCGTCTTCCTGTGAAGTGAAGGGTAGGAATTGGGCTCTGGGAGTATTCGTTCTGCTTTCTACGTATTTAATTCTATCTAATAATTCTTTTTCACAATCATACCTACAGCGACACTTATACTTACCAGTCTCAATCCCTTGCGTGTCCAACCTCACACTAGCTAAGAAATCCACACCATAGTATTGGTTCTCGACCGTCGCTTTCTGTGCCTTACCAGTTCGCCCTGCTCTCGCCTCTAGTAGATCGAATGACTTGGGAGAAGTCCCAGTAACTACGCCGAGATTGGTCATTATTACGGATCGTTCAGGATCTCCTTCTGCACAGTAAAAAAGATAGTCGAGCTCAAACCATGATCGAAATTCAAATCCGGTTAGAAACTCAAGGGTTGCTCTGTACATTTCATAAATGCACGGACCATGTCCAAAACAGTTCATCAAAGACTGTTCAACATTTTCCTTTGTTGCATCAAAGAAAGGGCCGTCTTTCCTCTTAATCCACAATGCTGTATCAAAAATAGATTCGGGGTCGGAAGGGGCCAAATATAATGCTCGATATGGATGTAAATAATAGCTACATGAGAGAAAATCAAAACGGGAAATGTTTTGATATCTCGAGACAACATCTACTTGTTTATTTTCATCTGTTACTACAATATTTAATTCAGAAAATTTCTTTGCTATTGTTTGTCCATTGTACTCTCTTAAGTATCTTTTTGGAACGGCAATCACAACATCATCTCCCATTACCACGATACCGCATTCTTTAAAGAATACACTACCGGGGAGACAAGTGAGATCAATCCAAACATAAACCTGCTCAAGCAAGTTTACAACCGAATTGATCAAACTTGTAATAGGATGTCCTTGAAGAACTCCATTTAAAAGCTCATAAACGGTTTCATTTACAAGAATCAAAGATTTTGTGATTTCGAAGTATACGGTGTTTAATATGTTCCACAATTCAGGTGTCATCAAATTGTATTTTTCATAATAAGCAGCGATCACATAAAAAGCTCCTTTTACAAAAGGCCAGGGCATACTGTCGGAAAATTTCTTGAAATCTAATTGTATTATTTTATCCGATTTTCTACGTAATGACTCTATAAGTTGCGTCCACTGGATGGAATCTGGTGAAAGACCAATTGCATGGTGCAACTTTACGGGATCTGAATGAAATGCATCCATCATTGGAAGCAGTGCTCTCCTACTAGAGAGAACTAATTCCAATGGTGAAACATTAAACACTCGTGTTCCTCCAAATGACTCTACCTTTTCCGGTTTTCTTCGTTCATCCTTAAGATGAGCCCAGAAAGGTTCTCTTGGGGGAATACCAAGCGTTCGTCCGTGCCATTGAGTTTTATACTTAGTCAGGAAATCAGAATCAAACTTCACCTGGTGCACATTATTTGGAAGAACATCATGAATAATATAATGTGATTTCAAATTTTTAGATGGAAAATCGGCAATCCAGGGAAGACCTGCACTCGTTTTTAGATTCATAGACTCAACGTTCGAGTGATTACGTGCTGTTACTGCCTCCGTCATGGAAACAGGAGGTACCATTGCTGGG